GGTAACTGAATCTGTAATTACTTCGTGCCGCTGATGGTTGCCGTTGGTTGCGTACAAATCGTAAGCTCGGTTAAAATCAGATTCAATTGCCTTAACGACGTATGGAGAGTTGCCAAGTAAAACTGTATCGCCTACTTGAACTTGACTTGGCTGGACAGGAATAAGTGTCATGTTTTCACCCCCTTTCTGTGAGGTTCAACACATAAATTGTAATGCTTACAAATCACCTAAGTAAATTCAGACACGCTTTAATATCTCCTTTATCGAATCAGGCATTGGAACCCCTTTAGGCGCATCAGTCGCTTCGTACTTAGGCGGCGTTGGGGTTGGTGCGCTTTCCCTGCTCTGAGAGGCGCTTACTGGTTTTTTAGGCGGCAAGGGTTCATCCGTCCATCGCTCGGCGTTGAGCCACGTTGCAGGGTACGGGGTAAAGGTTTCATCCCTATTCGGGTCTTGAGCAAAAGCTTGAGCGCCGGAAATTACTGCCGCGTAATTTCCCACCTCAATCTTCTCCCAAGCTTTCCTTGCTGCACCTTTTGCGGTTTTGCGTGGATATATTTTCCAAAACTCCTCAAAAGCAGATTCCTTGTTTTTTCTTATTGGATCTTCTTTAATAGGTACTTCTTTAGAAGTCGGGTTACCGGAAGTCGGTTGACCAGAGTTCGGTAAACCGGAGTCCGGTTTTTGAACTTCGGTTGGTCTATCGTAAACGGTGCTAATCGTTTCAAATTGACCATTCTCATGTCGCACTCGAGTCGTGACGATATAACCCAAATCGCGCAACTCGGTCAAACAGGTCAAAATTGCTCCACGACCTTCTTTTGACGATCTTGCCAAGACTTCTGCCGATATCTTCCAATTGTCGGGTCGTGAAAGTATTTCCAATAACACCCCACGCGCCCGATAGGAAAGGCGCGAATCCCTGACCACTTCATTGTGGACAATGGTGAAATAGGAATCAGGTCGGGGAGAACGAACAATGCTCATATCGCTCGCTTTCGTTCCTGCACTCTCAAAGCTCGAGCGCGTGGCGAATCTTCCCCTTGGTGGTTTTTTTGATATTCGTCAACGATCTCAATCAATTCATCCGGGGCAATACCTCGCACCTCAAAATCTGACATGACTCGAGCAACTGTTGAATTAAATTGACCCATTCGCATTGCTTGGCGTTCAATGCTTGTTGTTCCAGCCCACACTCCGTAGGTTTCAGACTCAAGAGAATATCTCATGCACTCTCGCCAAATCGGACAAGGCGTACAAAGGTTGCGAAATACGTCAATATTCATTAACTTTTTAATTGAGCGATTTTCTTCCCAAACATAAAAAATGTCTGTTTTAACAACATCTTGGCAAGCCGCTTGCAACCAATTTACTTCTGAATACTTGAGCACCCTTCCACCCCCGATGAGTCGAAGTATTCGCAATACAAAGCGCAATACGCCGGGTACTTTTCAGGCGCTGGAGCTTCGGTGGCTTCTCGAATCTCTTGCAACCACTTTAGCCCCATCTCGGCAATTGCTGGCTCGTACGGCTCAACGTGCGCACGAATTTCGCTCATGTGACCATCCCGAGGAATTACCACCAACGCTACATTTTCTACTTCGTGACCGTTATTCTGTAACAACCAACCGTAGATTTGAACCTGCATTCGCTGTTGCTCTGAAGGAAAATACCGTAAATTCTTTTTTGTTGTAGTTTTCCAATCAACAACCATCTTTTGATCTTTGATAAATAAATCAACGTGACCTTTCATCCCTTCGTGAACAAACTCCTGCTCAATTAAAAAGTTGTCACCAAATGGATCTTCCCGTTTGATGGCTTCGCTCACTCCAGCGTGAATGAAAGTTCCTAAAATCGCGGCAAGTGATTCGGTGTCGTAATTGACGGTTGGGGTTTGATTGATCTCATGCCACACCCTTCTGCGACAATCCCCAATGGACGATGGTCCAATTTCAACCTGCGTTGAACGCGCTCTGCTGTTGTCCCACCCGTTGAGCGCGGTTGAAAGCATTTTTGCTAAATCACTCATTTTCAATCCATCCTTCAGACTTTAGTTGTTGCACTAATTGATATTTTGCGACTTCTTGCGACATTCCCGGGTGAGCCGCCATATACCCTTGAACGTATGCGTTGAGAACTGCTTGACCTTGAGGTGTTATTGAATAGCGGATAATCTCATCCTCATTTTCCATATTAAATCTCCAAACTTGTGCGCACAGATGTGCCGATAGACCGAGCAATATCTACTTGAGTTTTAATGCGAGCGGCATTAGCGCGTACTGATCTCACCGAAGCTTCAAGTGAAGCCATCTGAAAATGTAAATCCTCATTCTCAATCAGCGCCAAGTCTTCGCGCTCCTGTACGGTGTAATTTTTACCAGTAGGGGATGAAATGGATGCAAACTTCATACGCGATTTTGCCAGTGCAACTTCGTAAAGAGCTTTGGTGTCAAAATAACTTTTTTCAATTTGATTCGCGTATGCGTGTTGGTCATCGATCTCTTTTGACAAGTCGTAAAGGCGCTTTTCAATCTGAGCCGGAGTAACTACGGTGTTATTTGCCATGCTCATCATCCTCGAGTGATCTGCCTTGAAGCCACTTTACATCCTGACGGAGAACTGCAACCTCAACTTGAAGGGTCGCAATTTTTTCAATGAAAAATTGTATTGTCGCGCCAAGCGCCGGATCAGTTTTCTTCTTGAACATTTTGCGCTTTCCTCTTTTCAATGTCCAAAACCTTCCAAGTGTCGTTGAGAAAATTAAATGGGTCAGGCTCAAGTTGATACCCTGCTCGGTCAAGCGCCTTGCCTACTTCTACATTGTCCATCGCAAGTTCCTTCGCAAGCCGATCTACTGCGACCTGTTGCGCGTTGATCGCCACAATCCAACCCATTGATGGTTCAAATTTGTTTTCCTTTTTACTCATAACTTTGTCCATTCTGCGATTAAGCGCCCGTGAGAGCGTTCATTGTTTGATTTTGTAAAACTGCTACGAAAAGTAATCCCGGCGTTAGCCCAAGTGCGAATTTTGGCGCCAACCGCGTTGTTGGAATTGAGGCTATTTTCTTCTGTCGGGTAACCAATTTCGTTGGTCAAATCCTCAGAAGTAAAAACAAATCCCTTGCGCTGTTGCAACAACCATTTATCGGCAAGTTGTGACCATGAAGGTCTAGCGGCTAAAGCTTGTTGAATGCCAATAGCCGCTAGTTGTTCTGCCTTCGGGTTCACTTTATTTTTTCAACCCTTGCCAACAAAGCATCTTTAAGGGTTGTGTTATCAACGGGGATGTCCAATAAATCCTTATTGCCATTCCAAAAAGCCGTTGCCTCATCCTTAAATTTCAACAACGGCACTTCTAGCAAGAGAGCGCGCACCTTTTCAATCTGTTGCTCTGTCGGTGCAACTCGAGTGCTTTTACGGGGTTCAGCCTTGTAGCGTTCAACCTTTTCCATTTCTTGCTTTGAAGGTCGAGATCCAACTGGCGCATCCAAGCACAAAGGCGAGTTGCTAATGGCTCTGCCAATCGCCGAGGTTTCGCAGTTTTCTAATGCGCTGGTTTTGTTCACCATTCCCACGCCTACAATTTCCTCGGCAAACCCCGTCGCAACTGGGGTAGAGTCCTCAAAACGAAGGAATATGAAAGCTTTTACAATAAATCTACGTTCATCTTGATAAAGCAAATCGGTGAATACTCGAGCAGTTGGATAAGCGGTGTAAAGTCTGCGTAATCGCAGTTCAACTGTTTCGTAGCTCTCTAAATCAAATTGAGCCATTCTTTTGCCCTACTTTCTGTTTGGGGGCAGGTTTGCCCGGTTAGGGCTAATCTAACCTGAGAAAGTCAAAAAAAGGAAGAACCCCGGCAATTTATTTTTATGCGAGAATAAACCCATGATCCGAGTCGGTATAAGCCTGTGGAGTCTTGCGGTGTCGGTCGAGGCTGAAATCAAGTACCCCGATCAAATTGACGATATCGTGAATCGGGCAAGCCATCTATTTGTTACCGGAATACTAGCCGCTAAAAACAACGGCTTGGACATTACTGAAAATGTGCAATTTGATGATTTGGAAGATGACGAAGAATAATTAATCAAGCCAAACCTTGTAAGCCGCTGTCACCCTACCTTTAACGGGATCAACGAAGTGTAATCTTTGTGATGGCGTTGCACTCGCCGCAAGATTTACTGAAGCGTAACGGTTTTCACTTTCGGTTGAACCCGTTTGATAAACAGCCCCCAACCCATTCGCCATCGCCCATTCTGCGTGAGTGTGATAGTGACCAATATACACATCTCGAAATTCCCAAGGGTAGGAACCGGAGCGCCAACGGTTTGCGTGTTGCACGATAGCGCCCGGGCTGGCAAACCCATTTCTGCCCACTTCATCGCCATGAATTAAAAGTGCTCGGTAATTTCCGATTTCAACGCGTTGTATATCTTCCGGGCACTCTTGCCAATGAAGTCTTTTTTCACCTGCCAAGAGCTGCCGCGCAAGCTCGTAACACATACGATCAAAATTATCGCTGCGAGGTACGTTGTCGCGCTTAGAGCCAATACGACCATGATTGCCCCATTCCGGCACAACAGTTACTTTTTTGTAATTAGCGAGCGCGTACCGCACTACATCTACGCACAGGCGAGATACATTGACATACTGCTCAAACAACGTCGCATCGATTTCGTGCGCTTGTGATGGAAAATTAAAAAGCCCCTCAACCATGTCACCGCCAAACATTATGACTACATCATCAACTGGGTGATCTTTGCGGTGAATGTCGGTTATCCGTACTGCTTTTTCAGCAAACTGCAACACGCGCTTTCGCATGACTTCTGAATTGTAGGATGGAGTTTTCTTCGCGCCTTGCCAATCGGTCATGTGCCATAGCGCAACTTCGGGTTTTCCTTTAATCNCCGGAATTTGCGGAACAGGAACTNGGGGTATTGCACCCATTGTTAATTGCGCACCATACGCCGCGTTGTGAGTAGCCTCAACCAAATCATCCACGCGCTGTTTTGACTGCATAAGTTTTTTCTGCAACCGCATCAGCGCAGTACGCAACTCTTTCACTTCTGCCGATTCAATACCTTCGGGCAAATTGTCCAATGAATCTTTCAAGCTCACTTCGGTTTACCAATTGCAATGTTGCGCCCGTGAATTGTGTACCCAATTTTGTCATCCCAACTATCCTGCCAAGCCGGGTTAGCAAAACACCTGACGGTTTTGTAGGTGTCAAGCATCAGCGCAACTTGCCAAGCCGGGATAGATTCAATTTGTAAAAGTGTTCCCCAAATCTGTCCTACTTTTTCAAAATTAACGTGCGCGTCACCATAGATATTTTGGCGCTCCTCTAATACTTCATTTACGCGGTTTTTGGACATTTGCAATTCCCTTGACGGTGAAGGTTGAAATTGTTGTCGCTCGATTTGTAACCTTCTTGGCGCAAAGCCAAAACAAGGGTATGAGTTGCAACGCCATTGGCAATTGCTTCTAGCAAAGTTTTTTTATCTTCATTTGGAAGTATGTCCACAAGTTGCCCAATAGCGCACTTGGGGTTGATTTTTAATTCATGTTGTTTGATTGCATCCGATAACGCCATGCGAGAAGCGTACTGGAAAATGAAGTAAGTTGTTTATTCGAGATTATTAACGTATGGCGTGACAATGTGCGATTCAGAAAGCACATTAGGGGAGCTTGTTGGGTTGTGTGGCACAGAACTCCCGGCAAGCGCCGCTCCAGCCGCAATGATCAAGTGGTGCGAATCCATTGCATACCCACTATTAGCCCACGCCGCCATAAATCCTGCACTCCCTAGGGTAAGCGCTTTGGGGTTGGTTATCGGTATTCGTATCATGACAACTCTTTCATTAGCGATTCATAAGTGCTTTTATCTACGACACCCGTTTTAGGCGCTCCTTGAGCCTTCTGAAAGGCTTTAACTGCTTGTACGTCAGTATTCGACCAAAGTGAATTCTGATCAGCTCCGGGGAGCAATCCTGCTTTGAAAAGCGCCTTCTCAACTGCAAGCTCTTGAGGTGTTTTCTTTTTTAATGGAAAATCAGTTGGCTTCCAAGCCAACGCAACGAAGCTTGTTGCTGACTTTTTGGGTACTGCGGTGGTGGTGTGAGTTGCCGCTACGCCACCCCCGGCGAGCGCCGTTGCTCCAGCGACTCCTGCCGCAACTGTCTTGTTTGTCCCGGGTGACACTGTTGGTTTTACAGGGTTTTCATACGCTGGTCGCACAATAGCGAGAACGTACAAATATGACCTGTGGCGCATATAAACGCCGTGACCATCGTACTGAGAAGCATTTGTCATATGCTCTGGTCCAGTATTGCCTTCAACAGTAGTTATGCCATCGCGTGAAGCCGCAACGACAATTCCCACATGATCTGCCACGCCGTTGCCAGCCCATGAAAAGAAAACAATGTCCCCGGGTCTGCCTTCGTATTTATTCACAACCGCTTTTTTTTGTTGGAACCAAGCAAGTCCAGTCGGACAATACGCAAACCCTTTTGAGGTCTGAGCCGCAACCAAATTGGAAAGATTATTTTGAGCGAACACCCATGAAACAAACATCGCACACCAAGGCTCATCGGGTATTCCGTACCACGCGCCATAAGGGTTGGCATCGGTAACTCCACCATAGAACCCAGTTTGCTTCTGAGCGGTGGTTACAATGTCAAGAGCATTTGCCATGCCCTTAGATTACCCGATCAATTTCACAACGTGTAATTTATATTTAGAATTACAAAAGCACAAAGCCCCACACCTAACTACGAAAGAGTTAGGCACAGGGCTAAGGCTGACGAAGTACGCCCACCGGTTAATGGCTATCTGAGCCATTGAACGGAATAATAACGCAAAACCCCACCGAAGCAACACCGCATGGGGTTTTGTTTCTGTACCTTCCCGTACAGGCTTAAAATCTTACGACTTGGAAGCGGTTTTGTCAATCACTTTGTTTGCATCAGCAAGCGCAGTATCAACGACCGCCGTAACTACCGGAGCTGGAGCGCCTGTAATTTGTGAAATTTGGTTAACAAGGCTTTTAGGATTTATCCGCGCAACAATCGGAGCAAGTAAACCACCAATAAGCGCGGCGGTAATGAGATCCCGAATAGAAATGTGACTGTTGTATTGATATGAACCGTACCCAGCCGCAATAATGCCGTAAGCGTAGTGTTCCAACAAAGCTTTTTCCTTGACGGTTAAATTGAGTTTGAATTTAGCCATTTGTTTCCTTCTTCCTAATTAGGTTGCGTACATACTTTTCGGCTTCAAAATCGCTGGCAGAAGCGTGATGAATGCCCCCAACTCCTCTGTGGTGCTTTTCGCACAGCCACATTAGGTTGTCGGCTGATTCTACCCACTTCCCCACTTCATCCGGGTTGGATACTCCGGGGTAATCTTTTTCCAACCATGCTAAATCCACTCCGTTTTGCAAAGAGAACTCAATGTGCGCGTGGTGAAGTTCAAGTCCACCTGCGCAATCCGAGAAATCCCCCCGGTGTTGTCCAAGAGAGCATACTGCCGTTCCTGCAGTAGCCTTTCGATACGCCTCAAAGTCCTTGTAATTTTTGTCGCCTTCACGCGGCTCGTGCGCCGGATAATGCACGATGTATGAATTCGTGACGACCTGATCGTGTTCATCCATTACTCCAACCCCATTTTTGTTTTGATGATGGCTTGGTCAATTTTAATTTCGTGCAAGTCTTTATCTTGCCGGTTGAGCTGATCTTTAATCGAACCGCCACCATTTTCGTACATCTGATACTCGATTTTATCGAGGCGTTTATCCATTTTGTTAAACTTTTTATTGATCCAAAACACCGGCGCTCCAATAATAATAATACTTTCCAAAATAGCCCAAACTGCGTTTGCTACTGCATTTGTGTTATTCCAGAAGATCATCGTTGCGCCTTTACGGTTGAAGAGTCATGTCCAGTTGATTACTCTAATGTTACCAAGACTATCTACTGCTTTCATGGTGTTGGTTGTCGAATTGATCCAAGCATCTCCATGCCGGGGATAAGTGGGATCAACCGTAACAACGGGAAAAGTGAATCTGTTGCCGGTTTCAACTTTTTTCAAGCGGTCATCCAAGCCGCCAATAATGTCCTTGAGCTGATTTGGCTGATTGACGTAAGGCATTTCAACCTCAATTCGTAGTTGTTGTCATAGTAAGTGTTGCGCGCTCCCCGGCGTTGTTTTCGCCCGGAGTCACGCTGATTCCAATGATACGGTAGTTCCCGTCAAACTCCGTTGGATAAAAATTGTCTGTGATAACCAACCGCGCCTGATCGCCAAGGTGGTAAGTGCCGTACACCGGATCAAGATACGGTGGCGCAACAACTTGAACGGTCTGAGGTGGGTACGAAGCTGCAAGAGTTTGCCCGGTTGCAAGACCCAAAAGCCACGTTGAATCGGTAATGTTGGAATAGTTCACTACATCTTCAAGCAATGGCCAACCTGTTGAGGTTTTTGTTGAATCTTGATAATTTGCAATCAATTTACCCTCATTGGAACCTGCGCCTGTTGCGTACATTGAATTGACCGCTTTTGAACCATCCTCTTTGTAATTGTATTGGATGATATTTCCAGCAGGAAGCGTGAAAACAGGAACGGTTGCAGATGTGGCAGAATAAGTGTTGCCTAGTCGCGGATATCCTAATTGAAGTGTTTTGACCGGGTTGCCACCGCCATCGTAAGCAACTTGAATATTAAAATCAAAACCCGTATTTGATTTAGCAAGATCAGAAATGGCTGAGAAATAACTTTTTAATTCATAATTGTAATAAATTTGAGAACCAATCAGCACCCCCGAAGTTGTCAAAGGAACCTGAACCCCAATATTGCCGTAGGGAACTGATTGTGCCGCTTCAACCAATTGCTGAACAATTGAAAGTTGATCGGTGTTGGTAAAACTTAAAGTGGATGTGATTCTCCGGCGCTCAAAATACGATTCAAACTCACGCGCCGTAAATTTAAGAATTTGAGTTGCAGTATCCCACTCGCGGTTCCAAATAATTCCACCCCAAACCAAAGTGCCATTGCGATCTACATAAACCGCGCACCTGCCGGGAATTGTGGAATTGAGAACGTTCAAAGCTGCACTATTGACACCCGAGAGAAGTAAATCACCCGTGAAAGTTCCCGCAGTATTTAATTGCTGCGTGAAATTAACATTCGTCAAAGATAACTCAGCAAGAATTTGGTTAGTTAAAACATCCGCGAGAAGGTATCGGTACTGGGTTGCCATGCGGCTACTCTACGGGATCAGGGTAAACAAATTCATCTTTTGATTTATCATAGATCATTCCTAAGCCGGCATAGCGACCTCGAAATTTCCCATTGTAAGAAGTTTGCAACCAAGTTCCCTCGAACCCGCAGTCGGCAAGATGCTTCTGCCCCATCGCTTCGCTTTCGGGAAATTCAACCGTACCCGTGTGATCCGCATGATATTCCTCTTGGTAATCCCAGTGATCTTTTCCAATACAGGAACCAAGCACGCAATTAGACACCGCGACCACCTGAACAACTTTCCCGCCGTCGTCAATTTTTGCAAAATGAGCCATTTGTTTTACTCCTTATCCAAAGACCACAACTACATAACCTGA